TATCTTCTCTACTTCGGGGTTATGCTTACTCCAGTCTTCAGAATAATAGTAACAAGTGCCGTCTTCGTTGCTTCTATACCTTGCGAAGTCTGCGTGGTATATAGCGGCTATCTTCTCGTTTAGTTGGTCGTAGACTACTTCCAGAGCAAAGCCATTATAAAGCTCATAATCTAACGCTACCTTTTCTAAGATGTCGTCTAACTTCTCGTACTGGTTAGGGTGTCTTACGAACTGCTCTAACTTTCCTAACTGAAAGGTGTTAAGCCCTTCACCGTCCACGGTCCACCCCTGACCTACTACGTAGTCCTTTTTGGAGTTCACAATAGCGTGGTGCTTTGCGCTTCTTCTGTAAAGGTCTAAAAGGTATTCAGGGTAACGGTTTTTCCATTCGCCTTCTGTTCCGAACTGAATCCAGTCTTTACCTCGGACCTCTTTAAAGTCTGGCACTTTCTGTGCGCCAAAGTTTACAATGCTTAACTTATTCTCCATAGACTACGTAAGTTGAGTTACCACCTGAATAAGTGGTTACTGGTGTAGTGGTTCCCGTTACTTTAACTATTCCTTCTTCTAACATAGCTAACCCGGTGGGGTCTACGTTAGAGCTGGAACTATTCGCGTAAATGTAGTACCTCCATTGCCCGTCATTCTCTAACTTGACTTCACCGTTTGCAGGGGTCGGAGTTCCTGCCCCTACTTCTGTAATGGTAAACTTATTAAAGCGGTTAGGAAAGCTACTTGAGTCTTGAGCTATACAGTAAACTACTGTCTCTGTCGTGTCGCTTCTGAACTCGAAAAGGTAATAAGTAGCCGTCCCCCGTTCTGTTAAGGTTACCGCTACGGTATTCGCGCTATTTCGTAAGATGTTTATCACACCGATAAAACGCAAATCTCTACGTCTACGCTTGCGGTGTCTGCCTGTACGGCTACCGTATCAATATCTACGAAAGCAGAAAAAGAACCAGCGGAGCCGTCAACGTCCATTGAACCACTCGTAAGAATAAAAGAGGAGCCAGACAATACTTTAAAGTCTGCTGATTCTGCGCTATTCTTCTTTACCCGAACTCTAATAAAGTTGGTGTCGTCTAAGTTCGTTATCCGAAAGTATCTAACGTTTGCTCTTATGTATTGTCCAGAAGCTACGGCAGTACCAAAAGTGGCTATGGTCTGTTCTCCTGAACTAAGCGCGGTAGCTATTCGTCTGTCGCTTTCGTTTACGTTTGCAATAGATAGCGTGTTACTTCCGCCTTGGTCTACCCCGTTTAGGGTGATGCTTTCGGTTATGGTTACAGTCGCGGTAGCTGCTGTTATTGTTGAGGCCATTAGGTGTCTTTTTTATTAAATAGAAAAGTAGCGAAATTGTGCCAAAAAGAAAGGGCCACCCGTGGGCAGCCCTAACCTATAACTATGAAGAAAGTCTTTTAGTTTGTAATGCTTGCTAACATTGCGGCAATAGTTCCAACTGAAGGAGCGAGCTTTAGCATAGGCGAAGGCTCTGCACCAGTAGCGGTTATATTGTAACCTTGCAAGTCTGCGTAAGCAGTACCAGAAGCGGCAGTCCCAGCGGTAACGTCTAAACCGTTGCTTACTCCGCAAACGAAGTAAGATGGTGTCTCGTCATTAGTCTCTACAATCGCTACAAGTCTGTTCTGAGCGAGTAGCTTAATTTCGTTTCTAATTCCAGTAGCTAACTTAGGTATTACCATAAGCACTTCTGGCGTGTAGTAAACTGTTCCAGCAGAAGCCGAAGCCGCGATACTTTCTGTAAGGCTGCTCGTCTCTTTTAGTTGTTCGTACTTCCAGAACTGGTCCGTAGGTGTAGCAAAAGCGGTTACTTCTCCACCAGCTACGGTAGCGTCTAAAGCCTCCCATTCTGCAAGTGTAGCGATTCTAATAGACTTCAAACCGCCTAAACTGTCGCGGCAGTCTAAATTATAGCCTTGTGATAATGCACAACTCATTTATTCTTTTTTAGGTGGTGAAGGGGCGACCGTTAAGCCGCCCCGTTTAAATCAATTAAATAGCTACTTTTCCGACCTGAGAAGGATAGGCGCACTGAGTGCCCATACTGAACTCCATCGCTACTTTATACTTTCGGTCGTCCTGAGAGTACCAAGTTTCCAAAGAAGTAGAATCTGCGTCTAAATCAATTCCTAAGAAAGCGTTAGACATAGACATACCGTAAGCTGCGTTGAAAGTCTCAAGTCCTCCTACTCCTACTATCTCAATGTTAGTGCCGGGGAAGATTAATCTTAGTGGGTCGAAGTCGCTTGTGTAGTTGTTAAGCTGACCTCCAGCAGAAGAAAGCCCGTTACCGTTCATCAAAGCGGCTGCAAGTACTCTAAACTTGTCAGTACCTAAGAAGATTTTGAAGTCCCCTTGTGCTACTGCTGCGCTTGGAGTCTCTACATAAATTCTTTCGATTGCCTCCAAGATGTTTGAAATGCTCAAACCAGTAGTAAGCGGAGTTGGAAAAGAACCAGTTGCAGCGTTACAGTCTGTAAAAGAAGCGGTAGGAATAAGAAGTCCGTCAAACATTCCCAAGTTACCTACTCCAGTTGCAGCGTTACCGCCCCAAATTACCTTCTCTATTTCGTCCTGTACCTTTTCTACAAGGTAGTTAGCAAACTGCTCCTCAAATGGTAGAGCCTCTTGGTGCGTTCCTGCTGGCATTTGTGTCCTCCAGTAGTATGCGTTCAAGTCCTTTGGGCAGAACTCCATGTTAATTTTAACCTGCTTTGCGTCAATTTCGCGCTGCGTTAGGTCAATGTTTCCGTCTGCGTTCCAAGCGCACCCGCTACCGTCCTGCATAACTACATCGCTATCCATTAGGTTAATCTTTGTCTTTCCTTTAACTCCGAGTTGAGGAGTCAACATAGAAGCAGTACGCCCCCCTATGAGAGCTTTGGTTTGCATCGGGAAAGATTGTTCGGAAATATAGGCGGTTAGCCCAGTTAAATCTAAAGCCATTTTGTAAAAAGTTTATAAGGTTGTTATTTATTTTGTTCTTTCATTACTACGCTAATCTTAGCGGCTAAGTCTGCATAGTCTACACCCTTATTAAATGGGTTAGATACTTTCTTAGTTGGTGCCTCCTTTGGGGTTGCTGCCATTTTCTCCATAATGTCAGTTACTAAGCTAACTGCCTCTGTAACTTCATCTACTTTCTTAGCAGAAGCAAAAGCCGCTGCGTCTATCTCACTTTTGATAAGGTTAGAAACTGCGCCTAAGATGTCTTCTTTAAAAGCGTCAGCGTCAAAGGCTGGCACTTCTGCCATTTCCTCTTCTACTTCTTCTGGTGCTTCTTCTGGTGCTGCTTCAGGCTCCATAACCTCTACAACTACACCGCCTTCTGTTCGGATAATTACACCGCTTTCGAGTTCGTGCGCTGCGTCTGGTGCTGGTACGGTTTCCCCGTCTTCACCAATTACCATAACGGTAGCCCCAACTTCGATAGCTGGTTCTATTCTTACTATTGACCCGTCCTGTAATTTAGCGTCCTCAAACGCTTCTACTACTTCAGGTGTTTCGTTCTCAGAAAAGAGAAGTTTTTTAATCTCAGGGAGTTTAGCCCCTACAAGCTCAGAGATATTCATAGATAAGTTCTTTAGCCTTAAATAGACTTAGACTCTATCTGTGCCACTTAACCCTTTAGGCTCGTTGTTATCTCCTCTATAATTTCGCGGTCTATTGTAAGTTCGCGGTCTTCGCTAAATAAGCCCTCTACGGAAAACCCTTTAAAGTCCCCGTCCTTTACTTGCTGCCAAACGTCATCATTTTCGACCCTGAAAGAACCAAACCAACTACCCGCTGGAAGTTCAGAAAAGCCTTTAGGTGTCGGCTTGCTTTCGTCTATAATAAAGGACTCAAACATAAAGACCCCATCCAAAGCCGTTTCGTGCATTTCGTTAACCGAGTTAGTACGCCCTTCTTTCATATACTTATATACTATCTTACGGATAGTGTCAGAGTCGAAGACTACGTAGTACTCCCTTTCGTCTTCGTCCCTTCGGTAGATAGGCAAACCAGCTACCATAAGCGGACCACTTACCACCCTCTTTTCTTCGTTGGTTACTTCAAAGCGGTAAGCCTTATTCTTATTAAAAGCCATCCATTCGCGTTCTATTGCAGGGCTATCTACTAACGCAATCTCAGACACTCCAGCGTCTTCGTTGTCGTCTATTGTAAGGTAAATTACTGGTAGTTTCTTATCCATCTATGCCGAAGGTTATTTGGTTCTCTATTTGTGAAATATTGTTTTGGTTGCCCGTCATTTCCGTTTCTATTACGAAAGCCTGAATCGGGGCTAACTGTGCGCCCTGCGCGTTGCCAAATTCCGAAGTACTGGTAGTTACGGGGTCTATACTTGGCGGTGCGCTGGACGGTATATTAGCTGAAGCACCTGAAATTGAACCACCAGCAGAAGGGCCGGGAACGCTTGCTAAGATAGTACCTACTTGCGCTAACGCTGCTAATACGGTTGCTATTTGCGTTGCAATAAAGACGGGGGTAGCTACTACTGCGCCCGGTCCTGTTGCTGCCGCTGAAGACGTGGCTCCTGCAATAGCTGCCGAAATACTCATAGCCGTATTAATAGCCACTTGAGCTATTGCCATTGTCTTCTGAAGTGCTACCGATTCGGCAGACTGCTTACCCATTAACCCTGCTAACTGTCCGAGGCTCCCAACTATTGAGGAGGCAGCCGCTAAACCTTTCTGGCGGTCAGCTTGTTTAGCTTCTTCGGTTTTCTTAACGTCTGCCTCTTCTTTGTCAAGTATAGCCTTCTTCTTATCCGCTGCTTCTTTTTGTTGCGCTATGGCTTTGTCTGACCCCTCTTTTTCTATTTCGGCTACTTCGGCTATCCATAGTTGTTTAAGGTTAGCCCTTAGTTCGTTTTCTATCGCTGTTTCTCCTTCTATTGCTGCCAGCTTTGCTTCAAAGTTAGCGTCTGCCTCTAATACCCTTCGCGTTTGTTCATCTCGAATAATAGCTATTTTAGAATCTGCTAACTCCTGTTCTATAGACTTTATCTTTTCCGCTTTTATTTTAGCGGCTTCTTCTGCTGCCTTTGCCTCTTCTATCGCTGCCACTTTAGCCGCATTAGATAATGCAATCTCTTGCATCTTAATAGTGTTCAGCTTGTTCTGAATAGTCGTTTGGAGTTCCATAGACTCCATTCTAATATTCGCTAACGCTATCTCTGCGTCTGCTAACTTTTGTAGGTCTTCTTCTCCTGTCTCACTAAGTCTATTCTGTTCGGCTATTATCCGTACTTGTTCTTCTGCGTTGGCAAGTCTCTTCTGTAATAGTTCGTCTTCAAGTGCTGCTGCGTCTTCGGCTGCTTTTCTTCGGGCTTCAAAGGACTCAGTAACATCTTCAGCTAACTTATTAAGCTCCTTAATGTCTGCCCTTCTTTGGGCCATTTCTACGCCTAACTCTCTATTACTTACTTTTAATATGTTAAAGGCTTCGGCAAGTTTAGTAGCGGCCTTCACGTCTTCGGCTATTTCTTTGCCTAAAGCTATGGCACCTTCTGTAAGGTTAGCCACGATAGCGGTAGCAGGGTTTAGCTTTAAGAAGCCTTCACCCAGTTCTAACGTCCCTTTCTTCGCGTCTGCTAACGCTCCTGCTAAGTCTTTTGCGAATAGCTTTTTAAGCGAAGAAGCCAGTAGACCAGCCCCACTTAATATCCTATTGAAATTATCTATAACATACGTTTGTAGCGTAGTAGCGAACTTCTTAATAGTGTCAATAGGTGAAGTAAATAGATTAAATAAGCCTTCGCCTAAACCTATAACCACGTCCATTACCGCGCCCATAACCGCACCAAGCGCGGCAGAAGCCACCCTTAACGCTTGCGCTCCTCGCTCGGTCTTGGTGAAGTAAGCCATTAACGTACCTACCGCGACCACTAACGCACCAATTCCCGTAGCCATTAACGCGCCTCTCACCGTCTTTAAAGCTACTACGAACTTCATAGCCCCAGCCCGTAGGGCAGACATAGCCGTAGCCGCTGCGCCAATAGGACCGGGCATAGTCTTGGCCATTTCACCAGCAGACTCAAAGCCGCCAGTTACTTCTTTTCCTGCCTTCTTACCGCTCTCCGCAATATCGTCTAAACTGGCTTCTATTTTGCTTAGTCTGCCTTCGAGGTCACCTACCTTAACCTCTATGTCTATCGCTACTGTATTGTCAGCCATTATACTATGTCTGTAATTCTGTAAAGAACATCAATAGCTATATCTGAATCCCCTGCGGTTGGGTTACCACTATCTACTGAAGCTACCAAAGCATCACCCGAAACAATGTTTAGATTAGTACCTATAATACTGAAAGCCCCTTTACTATCAACCGTTTCGTCAATGTCAAAGCGTG